AGAATACGTCTGCTGTTTCCGGCATAGTTTCGTTCTTATCTACGAAAGTGATAACTCCGAATTCGTTAGCATCACGCATTCCAACTCGCTCTAGTAAGTAGAACTCACCAGTTTCTTTACCTTCACGGTAAATGTTTACGAATTGTGGACGTTCAGCCATACCTTGAACAGTGATTTCTAGTTTAATTCCGTCAGTCTTGTTAACTACTGTAGCTATAATTGCGTCAGATGGTGCAGATTGTCCTTCATCTGAGAATACTACAACTTTGTAAGCGTGAGCTCCTAAGTCTACTTCACGGAATTTACCATTAACGCCTACTTCTGCTGTAGCTACAACTTTAGGTGCACGAGGTGCGTAAGGCATTGGGATGTAAGACTCATCTAAGATGTTGTCTAATTCCATTACTGTTGAACCGTGCAACTTGATTAGTCCACGAGAAGAACGGAATGCGTCTACACCGAAGCCTAATGTCATGTCTCCAGAGTTGTTATCACGCATTAATTGAGTTTGGCGGTTAACGTACTGGTTAATGAAGTCAGCGTGTACACCGATTGGCATATATGCGTCAGTCGCAGTTCCGTAACCTTTACCAACTAATACTGAAGCATAGTTAAGTAGTTCTTCTGTTAGTGATTCACCACGAGCGTCAATGACGTTCTCTTTAGCAATCAACTTAGCTAAACCTGTGAACTCTACTCCGTTGTCGTTGTCTGATGGGTCATCTGATAATGAACCGTCTCCGTAGAATGAAGCCCATTCGATTGTTTTAGCAACAACCGCAATAGCATCGTCTGTTTGGATACGAGCAGGGTCTTTAATGTTGTTTACTAATGTTGATGCAATAGAGATTTGTTTTGTATCTGATACGAATTTCATACGTACAGATTGTTTTCTGATGTGTGGGTCGTTCTTAGTAGCTACATCAATTTCACGAACGAAACGAGAGTGACCTACTCGACCATTACGTGTTTGGATAGCATACTGTGCAACAGTTGACTCAGAAGGTATTTTAGTGATATCACGGAAGAACTGTAAGTCAGCCTCTGTCCATGTAAGTGTTGCGATTTGGTCTTCCAAGAATTCTCTACGTAAAGCAGAACCGTCTTGTTGGTCGGCAGGATTGATAGCATAGCCAGTTGTCAAAGTTTTAGAAGCTTCTTCTTGGAACTTATCCAGAGCTGAAAGCTGTGCCGGGTTTAATTTATCCGTCATTCTGTTTATCTCCTTTGTGTTTTCTTATTTTTATAGTAATGTCTACCTATTTATTATACCACATATATGTAATATAACTTTTTTCCTTGTAAAGGGAGAGGGGCTCTAGGGTAGTAGCCCCATTGTTTACAGAAGATAGTATGTTGTCATACCTCTTTATTACCCTATCTATAATATAGCACAAGTATTCAACTTTTAACCTTTATACACGACTAATTAGTTATGTTTGCTTACTTGTTGATATATTCGTAAAGACTAGCTAGTGCATATTCAGAAGCATTACCTTCAGAAGCGTCTAAGAACGCTTGTCTATAGGAATCTACATCACGTCTTGGTAGTCCATCTGTTCTGAGGTCTTGTTGGAATTTCTCCATGAACTTTTGACTATGTTGTGTATAAACAAATGTTTCTGGTTGTGCTTCCCCGTCATTGTTATGGTCTTCTTCTACCGCAACTTCAGCTTCAGGAGCCATGTTCTTCGAAGCGTAGCCAACTGCTTTGTCTTCAACTTCGTCTTCGTCTGTTTCGTCTTGAAGAATACTCTTAGATGTAGTTTCTTCTTCAACCGTAACTTGCTCAAGTTTTGCATTTAACGTTTCAACTTGTGCTTTCAACTCTGTGATAGTTGCCATCATTGCATTTTGTCCTTGTACACTTTGTTGATAGGATTTAAGTACTACGCCAATTAAACCTTCCATGTCAGTTAGTTCATCTTCCGATTTCTTAACTTGTTCGGTTTTCTTTTTGTCGTCTTTCTTTGGTTTACGAGGCTTACCTTGGTCTGTCTCGTCTCCGTCCTCTTTAGGGTCGTTGTCTTTATCTTTCAGTGAATCTTTTACATCTTCATCTGTTTCTTTTTCTTTATCTTTTTGGTCTTTCTTAGGGGCTACTTTAGCTTTCTCTACAGGCTCTTCTACTGACTTCTCAGCTTCTTCGACCTCTTCGTCTGCTTTTGTATGCTCTTCGGATTTGTCTCCCTCTTCTACTGACTTCTCAGCTTCTTCGACCTCTTCGTCTGCTTTTGTATGCTCTTCGGATTTGTCTCCCTCTTCTACTGACTTCTCAGCTTTTTCAGCATCTTCGGTAGCTTCGTCTGCTTCTACTTGAGCTTCTTGGGCTGTTACACTACCAGGTGCGTCTTCGGCTTTAGGTGCTTCTACAAACTCACCTTCAGATTTAGCTTCTCCTGGTTGTTCAACAGGTTCTGTGTTCTCTGTGACATTCTTTAACGCTTCTTCTTGTTCTTGTTGCGTTTTATCAAACTCATTGATTACGTCTTTGATATTCAAAGGTTTGTTCCTCCTTTAGATTCTAATTCTGTTATAAATGCTTCCGCATCTTTCCTTGATAACCCTCTGCTTAACTGAAGCATTATAATCGAAGCTTCTTTGCTGTTTCTTCCTGACTCATCTAGATACTCAGACGTTTGTGTCCACAATTCGTTGTACTCTGTTGGATTTCCAATCTTATAAGTATAAGACAAGTTAGTTATTGCTTGTGCTAAGTGCTCTCTACGTAATGCAGAGCCGTTTACTTGAGCACCTGGGTCGGTTTCGTGACCTGTTGTCCATGATTTCATAAACATATCCCACGTAGCTTTTGGATTAGCGGGGCTCTTTGTGATAGCTACGTTCCGAATGACTAACTCTTCGATGATTCGGTTATCTCGGTCATTACGTTTACGTATCCCACCTTCGATAGAGAATCCTAGTTGTCGGTTGATTCCAGATTTCTTAATATTCTTGGCTAAATCCCATATATCTTTAGCATATTTATTATGCTGAAGTAACTTAGCCTCAACGAATAATCCTCTTTCAAAATCTATGTAACAAGCGTCTGTAGGTACTCCGATAGCATACTCGGCATCTTGCTTGTGTTCGTAGTTTATCCACCCATGTTTCTTGAAGTATTCAATATCTATTCCTGCCGGTTGTACTATGTCTCCTTGGAGGTCTAGGTCTGGTGTAGAGGCGTATCCTCGTACATACCATTCTTTCCCTTTTCCTTCTTGGTCTGATTTTCTAACCGAACCTTCGATATCCATAGGTATAAATATATCGAATTTTACGTCTTCCAATTTGTAACCCCCTTTACTCATGACAAACATATGTTTCCTGCCTTTAATATAGCATAACTGAGTTGTTACTCATTTTGCTGTTTGCCGGCTTGACCCATAGAGTTGGTGTTTTCTACGTCTTTGGATTGCCCATCTTTTCCTACGTTAGATAGTGTGCCTTTGCCGTTTACTTTTTTGGAGTTACCTGCTAATCCCTGTTGAAGGTCTTGGAATGAGATACCCATACTTTCATTGTCTTCTGGATTACCTCCTGTTGACTCCATTAACCTGTTTAATCTATCTTGCTGTCTTTGGTACTTGATTTGGTCTTCTTGAAGTATCTGTCCGATTCTCTGGATTAATACTCCGTCTAGTGGTACATCTCCGCCCACTACGTTTCCTGGTAAGCCTAATTCTTCTCTGACTTCGTTAACTGTCATAGCTATCTTAGCCTTTTCACCTAGGATTAGTATTTTCTCCATTTCTGTAGAAGTATCTCCTCCTACGAATTGGAATATGTATTCGTCACTAAACTCTGATACAATAAAGTCATTCACTGTATCGGATATGAATTTAAGTAAAGGTAGTAACCCTTTGTTCTGTGACGCTTGTAACTTCTGTGCGGAGTTCCCTTCATTAAGTGACGCTCCTTTTGAACCTGTTGCTCCTCCGTTGTTAGGGAAGTTAATCTCGGCAGGGTCAATCTGGTATAGAGAAGAGATGACGTTAATAAGATAATTTAACCATTTTTCGAATTCCATGTCTCGTGCAGAAGGTGTCATGTTTACGAACTTAACATCCTCTGCGGATACAACAGGAATCTGCCATGAGCCGTTAACCCCTCTTAGTGAGTTCTTCCACTCTCTTTTAAACATATCTAAAGCATGTTGGGATTGGTTCTGGTCTGCTTTAATCTGTAGGATTCCTCGTGTCGTTCCTCCGTGTGAGAAGAACCTATCATTAAACTTTTCGGTGTTTTCGTGTGCGATAAATTGTCTTAGTGCAATCTCTAGTTCAGGATACCCGTACCCAGCTACTTCTATATCTGTTCTAGGGTTTCGGATAGCGAACGCCATTTCCCTGTCCGTAAACTTAGCTACTACTTTAGAATCCATGACCTGTACGTATCGGTAACCGTCTTTCAACAGTTTTCCGTCCCTGTCTGTAGCTCTATATATTGTGCTAGGGTCTTTTGGTACAAACCTGACAAACTGCCCTCCTTTAGAGAAGACTTTTTCGAAGTTAACTTGGTCGTATCTAAATGTATCTCTCACTGTCTTTCTAACGAACGTATTGAAGTTCCCTCTGGACACATCTTTAGTAGAACCAGTCTGAAGGATAAATTTCTCTATCCTCTCCATCTCTTCTTTTTGTGTTACTGAGGGTTTCTTATTGATGTCCTTTAGTCTTACTTGGAAGCCTATCCCTTTCTCGGAATACCGTGCCGGCTCACAATACATGGACACTTGGTTTGCTCGGGTGTTGATTATTGCATTAAGTATGATGTTATTACTAAAGGCTTTAAGTACTTCGTGAAGCTCTCTACCGTTCCCTTGGTGAGGTCTACTCTTGAACTCTGGGTTAGTACTCATGAAGCCTATTAACGGTTCCGAGTACGCCAGCTCTTTACCTCCCATAGCTTTACTTGTTTGCTCTTCGCCTTCTTTCGACTTTGTAGAGTCTTGTATAGCCCTAATTGCTATATGGTAGTCTTGGCTGTCTCTTAAATCATCTACAGCCATATAGGTAGTTGTGCCGGTGTCTACCCCTAGTAACCTCATACGTATCTTATCGAATCTATTAGCCAGTGTGTTTCACCTCTCTATACATAAAACTCGATTGTGTCTTGTCCTAGGAATGTCTCTCCTTCGGGCAATTTACGAATTTCTTTTTTTGGGTCTTCTTGAAATAAAAATATTTTTCTACTCTCTACTACTATCTGATAGTCTTCTGTTACCAGTTCATTCTCTCTGTCTAGCATTAGGACTTTTTCTGAGTCTGTGATGTATAGGATGCGGTATTTCTTCTGGTCTATTGCACAAAAGATGTTCACATTTTTCCCTTCACTAAGATTGTAGTAATCTATAATCTTTATCCACTCGTTCTTACAACCTCCTACACGGGCTACCTCTTTCGCTTGCTCCCATATCAGGTCATCACCATATGTCAATTTAACACATCCTTTTAGTCACTCATAAGTTTATTATACCACAAATACCCTCTTGTATTAATATAGCATAAAGTATCAAGTACTTAGTTGGTAAAAAAGAAGAGAGCCTTAGTTAGGGCTCTCTTTTGTTCTTTTATCTTGTTATATCGTGGGTTCTTACCCATGATACGATTTCTCGTAGTAACACTCTTCCGTTAGCTACTTGTTGTATCGTGTACGTTCTTCCTTTAACACTATTTGGGATAGTTTGTCCGGTGTAGTACGTTCGTGCTGACTGCTTAATCTTAACCTTGTCCCCAACTCTGTACGGTGCTGGGCTTGATTTAGGTGCAGTTGCTGTACCTGCTCGGGATACATCTCCAACCCCTACCCATGACATAATCTCTGCCAATAAGATTCCTTGACTTCCGATTTGTCTAACCGTATAAGTTTTACCTTTAACCGATGCTGGAATTGCTTGTCCAGTAGTATATCTTTTAGCTGAGGTATTCAATACAACTTTATCTCCTACTGATATAGACACTCCAGTTGCTTTAGGAGCTGGTTTAGGTGCAGGTTTAGG